TTCCAACAGCGTATCTCGTGTCAATGTTGGAGATGGCAATCACGAGCACAACGCAGTCGATGGCAATTGCCTTGAAGATCCCTCCTCGTCCTCCTCCTCCTCCTCCTCCTCCTCCGCCTCCTCCTCCGCCTCCTCCTCCGCCTCCTCCCCCTCCTCCTGGTGGAGGTGGTGGTGGTGCAGGTGGTGGTGATTTAGGTGGTGGTGGGGGTGCAGGTGGTGGTGATTTAGGTGGTGGAGGGCTATAATAAAATGGTGGTGGAGGTGGAGGGCTATAATAAAATGGTGGAGGTGGAGGTGGACTGAAAAAAAATGGTGGGGGTGGAGGATTATATACAAAATATGAAGAACTAACATTATTCCCTCCGCCGCCTGCATAAAAAGTATAAGCTGCACCTTTAGCGACTGGAAGAATATCTATAGTTTGCAATTTTTCACCAAAATTAATAACAAGATCTGATTTTAAAGTATAATACTCTTCATTTTTGTTAAATTGAACAGGTTTTTTATTTATTAATGTTGCATACTTATAGTCTTTATGATTATCTATAATCCATTTTCTGAATTTTTTAGTATTAGCTTCTATAGCTCTTAAAGCTTCAGAAACGCTCGAAACTTCTAAATCCCATTCTGGTCCTAGATCGTTTCCTAATTTACCATGAAGAATAACTTTAACCATGAGTCACTTCTCCTGTTTCATAATTATATATTTTAAATATATTTAATTCAACTATATATAAAATTAAATTTTTCATTAAATTTTTTGCACAGATCATATCTGGTTCTGAAAAATCTATATAATTTTTATCTGCATGACTATGATATATGTAATCTATATTATAATTATTTTGTATAACTAAAAAATAATATGGATCTATGCAAAATTCTATATTGTTATCAGATATATTTTTTGCTTCTATGTGATCTAAATTACCTAATTTATCTCTCACAACAAAACCACAACATTCTTTTGGATAAATTTTATCTGCATGATTTCTAATAAAATTTTTAGTTGTTTGTAAAAGTTTCATGATCTTTTATCTACTCCAGGAAATCCACCAAATGGCAAAAATCCATTTAAATAATCTCCAGTATAATCTTTTGGTAATCCCCAAGCATATTTTCCAAATGGATCCCAAACCATTGGTCTTCTTGGCCAAGAACCAGCATCACCAGTGGCTGAATCAAGTGTTGATGGACTAAAATTATAATAGAAAAAATGATTATACATTTTAGCTCTACTCCAGCCTCCACGAGATAATGGCCAAATTACTGGTTTAAAATATGGATTCAATTGCCACCTATTTCTGCAAGCAGATATTTCTTTAGAACAACTATCTGTTGACCAAAAAATTCTATTAGGTGGAGCATTAAATGCATTAGAAAGATGACCCGTCAGAGAAACGTAATAATATTTAATTCCCATTTTTTCTAAGAAAGTAAATTCTCCTCTTCGATAAGTATTCCCTAATCCCCATAAACCACTATCAGCTATTCTATATTGTCCACTTAACTGAACTTCTGTTAAATTTGTTCCAGCTGCTGTATTAGTAGTACTAAGTTTCCAATATTTATGCATACCTACTGTAGGCCAACCTGTTACGTATGAACCAGCTGCTTTGCCATTTAAAGTCCAATCTTGTGCTACGCCTAAAGGAGTTTTTACCGCTTCCCAAGTTGAACCATTGTCTTTTGAAAAATAAAAATTAAAATTATTTGTTATTGTTGTGGCGGAATTTAAACTTAATTTTGTAATTTCTGCTGGATTATTTAATTGAAAAGTAATAGATGCCAATCCATTAGCGTTCGTATTTGCTCCTGTGACTGAAAAATTATTATCACTTAAACTTCTTTGAGAAGAAATAGAAGATCCGCTTGTCAAATTAAAATTACTAAATGACCAAGTACTATCCCCTACTCCTGTTGCGATACGAATATGATTGATGCCAGTAAAAATATACGCATCTGATATACCATTGACATTATCTCCAGTGAATATTTTTCCTAAATACAACTCGTCATTATCTGTTGCTGTTGGAGGAGCTTCTAGTGGCAATGTTATATAATTTGCTGGAACATTTGAGCATCCCGCATATACCCCGCTATGAGCATAAGTCATTCTTTTGTGATATTCATACAAACATCCTTCTCCTCTGTATTGAAATGGACATTTTTGTGCTAAAATTTTTCTTCCTGGTAATGCAACATTTTCTATATCTAAAAGAGAAGAAAGACTATATTCAATTGTAGTTTTACTTTCATATTCTTTTCTTTCTATATAATAAATATCTTTTGGTAATTCTAATTCAAAAAAATTATTATCTTTAGCATAAGGATTAAAATTATTAGAAAAATTTGATGGATCTAAATATTTTAAAAAAGTTCTTATCCTTGTAAATTTACATCCAGCAAGATCTCCCAAAGACTGAATTTGTAATCTAGCGTATTTATAAAAAGAATTATTGCTACCATCTGGACTTGTATTAGCTAGCACCATTTTAGGATTAGCCATTGTACCTACTGAATTTAATTCAAATCCATCAACAGATATTGGAAATGGATAATAATAATTTCCTTGCCAATAAAGTTTACCTCTTGTATTTGTAGCTAAATTAAATAAATTAACATCATTAAAAATTCTCAATACCCCATTTGATATGGGTTGATTTTCTGTAGTTATAAAAGCCGTTTGAGGATATACGTCTTTCATATCTATTTCAAATAATTCTATTGGAGTACTTGGAGTTAAACTGCCTACTTCTGTATTAAAATTTTTAATACCAGAAGCGATTGTATTAAAAGTATTTGTTGCGTTAAGTGGCATATTAGGCTATTACTTCCTCAAAAGTAGCTTTAATTGAATAATTTTGATAAAAATTATAGGTTGTTTCCCAACTCGGACAAACAAATCTCGTATTAAAAGAATTTTTATTATAAATAGTTGGAACATTATATATAAAAGATATTTGCCCATTCATTTGATCTAAGAAATGCAAAATAGCCACAGCTTCACTTTCTTTTCTATTAGCGAATTCTAGATTTAAAGTTATAAGATCAGTATTCATTCCGTCTGGTATTCTTTGCTCATATCCATTTCCAAATTTAACCCTGTTGATTCTTGGAGATGCTTGTACTACGGTAGAATATGATGGTTTCCAATAAAAATCTGGTATATAATTACCATTAATAACTACATATCCATCCCAAAAACCATTTAGACTTGAAATTGGATCATTATTTAAATTATTATCTTTTAAAGAATAATAATATCTACTATATTCCCCAGAGGCTATACCATATTTTGGATATACAACCTGTGGACGCCAACCTGTTATTGTGTCATTTATACTAGCCATAAACCTTTTACCTTCTTTATTATTACACTATAAGTGTAAATTATAATACATGTACTCTAATATTTCTAATCAAAATCTTTTTATAGATGGTATAATGGTTTCTGGTATAACTAGCTTGAATTTAACTTACGATACCAATATAACGCCTTCGTTTGCGATAGGTGATTCTGGTATAAATTATTTAGCAGCACAACCAATAAGAGCTAGTCTATCGGTGAATTTAATAGGAAATTCTAATGATCCTTTTATAAATTATACTGGTAATAAATTATTTTCTGGTAGAGTGGAATATGGAAATAGATATATAGAATTTCAAAGTGGTGCATTAAACTCTTATAGTATTAGGCATACAAAATATTCTCCTATTGAGGTAGGAATTAATGCCGTTATATATGGAGAGCTCGGACAAATGACTGGAAATTATAATATTGTAAATTATAATCAAGAATTGCCTATATACAACTTTCATTATGTTGATATTGATTTAGATGAAGTAAATTCAAATCCAACTAATTCTTTCGATGTTACTATTACTTCTAGTAGAAATGAAGTTTATGAAATTGGTGAAATTCTACCCACTTATATTCAATTAATATATCCAATATCAACAACATTTAATTGTAATTTAGAAATTAGTGAATTAAATTTTGAAAATATAAGAAATATAATAAATAATTTAAACCTTAGAAATTTAAATATTAATTTAAAAAATTTAAATGGGACTTCGACGGCAAGAACATTGACTCTTAAAGATTTAGTTCTTATGAATAAAAATATGTCGCTAAGTAGTCAAAGTAATGGCACAGCTGAATTAGGTTTTACAACTTTTATAGTAAGTGGAGAGAGTTAAGCTTTTTTGATTCTTTCTATAAGTTCGAATATTT